GTATTAACAGTAATGGTGTTGTAAATCGATCCGTTATACCAGCTTGGAGAATTAGTCTTGCTTCATCAGAATCAAGAACAGCTACTACACAGAATGTCATAGGATTTGATGAAACAACTGGCAATGATTTTTTTTTACAAGGTGGTTGTACTTTAAGTAGTGGTACAATAACAGTTCCAGTAACTGGAATTTATCATGTAACAGCAAATATAAGGGTTGATAGTATAGGAAGTGGTTTTGTTACTGTAAGAATGAGAAAAAATGCACAAAATGCTGGTGCAACATATACAATTTATGGAACTGCTTCTGTTTTATATCAAACATATACTCCATCAGAAACTTTTAGCTTATCTGCCAATGATACAATACAAGTTACTGCATCTTCAAGTGTAGATACTGCGTGGACAGTTAATGGAACAAGCTCATTTAGTGGACATTTAGTAGGATAGAATATGGCATTAACAAAATTAAATTTTGGTGGAAGTGGTTTAAGTTCTTTACCTAGTGGAAGTGTTATACAGACACAAAAGACAGTTGTTAGTACAACAGACACTATTACCATGACAAGTTATCAAGTTGTAGATATGACTGGTTTGTCTGTAAATATAACTCCTAAATTTTCAAATAGTATTATATTTTTAACTGGACAAGTTTTTGGTGAGGTAAGTGCCAATGGTGCACACAATGTAAATTTTATGTTTAGACGTGGTTCAACTGATTTAAAAGCACCAGTTGCTGGTAACAGAAATGTAGGTATCATGGCTCCTTCCATGTCTTTTTATCATACAGACTATGCAAGTACTCCTGAAACTGTTTTTTATGCTCATCACGATGAACCTAATTCTACTTCTCAAATTACTTACAAAATAGCAGTTCAATCAGGTATAAGTACTAATGCTGTATGGCATTTAAATAAAACAGCAACTGATACAGATAACTCTGCTTTTGAAAGAGGTATTAGTTTTATTATGGCACAAGAAATAAAAGTCTAGTCAATAGTTATAAAATAGGAAAAAAATTAAATGGATCCAGCATCAATTGGGCTTGCCATTACAGCAGCTTCCAAAGCTTTTGGTGCAATTCGTGCTGGTTTTATGGCTGGTCGAGAAATAGAATCAATGGGCAAAGATTTGAGCCGTTGGATGTCAGCGGTTTCAGATGTTGATAATGCAGAAAAATCTGCGAAGAATGCTTCACCACTTCGTAAATTATTTAAAGGCAAAGAGATAGAAGCAAGTGCTATTGAAGCATTTACCGCAAAGAAAAAGTTAGAAGCACAACGTCAGGAACTCAAGTCATTTTTGAATTTTCACTATGGAGCCAATTCATGGAACCAAATTTTAGAAATGGAAAAGGAGATTAGGCTACAGCGAAAAAAAGAGATTTATGAAAGACAAGAAATGATCCGCAAGATATGGGAAGTTATAGGCTGGATAGTATTATTTCTTACAGTTGTTGGATTTATTTTTATGCTTGCTTGGTTATATAAGGAAAGTAGATGAAAGCTGCATTTATATTAATGTGTTTTATGACAGATCCTTTACAATATAGTGGAGATATAAAATTTTCTAATGTAAATAATTGTAATTATTTTAAAAAAAGATTGCATGGTCAGGTAGTGCAACTTGGGGATCAGGTGCGTAAATATGAATGTTTATGCAAAGCCACTCTAGTAAACAAAGGCACGAGGTTATTTTAATGGCACAAAAGAAATTACAAAAAGGATCTATAATTGATTCTTATGATCTTAATAAAGACAATGAAATTACAAATGAGGAAATAAAATTAGCCAAAGAAATTAAAGAGAACGAAAGTCGATTAAGAAAAAATTTAGCACAGCTTAGAATGGCGAGATATACACTAATTGGTATGGGTGTATTTACAGCTGCACAGTTTGTAATTCCTATTCCCAGGGTGGAAGCTCTAGCAGAGATAAGTTCGCTCTTCTATATAAGTGGAGCTGGTATTGTTGGAACATACATGGGTACAACTGCTTGGATGGATAAGAGTAAAAAATGATACAATTTCTTACGCCGTTAGCTAATTTAGCTACATCTTTTTTAGATAGAAAGCTTGAGGAAACAAAAGGCAAAGCTGCTGTTGCCAAAGCTAAAGCAGAAGCTGAAGCAGAGGTAATGAAGACAGCTGCCACCCATGATAGTAAGTGGGAACTTATCATGGCACAGAGCACTCAGAACTCTTGGAAAGATGAGATTATTACAATTATAGTTCTTATCCCAGTAATACTAGTTTTCATTCCTGGTATGGAAGACATAGTTAAACAAGGTTTTGATAGATTAAATGAATTACCTGATTGGTATCAAAATGTTTTATACGTCACAATTCTAGCTGGACTAGGATTGAAAGGTGTGGATAAGTTTAGGAAAAAAAAATAATGGAACTATCAACAAATTTTACCTTGGCTGAAATGATTAAAAGTCAGACAGCTGAAAGAAAAGGTATAGATAACTATCCTGAAAAAGAACACATAGAAAATTTAAAACTATTAGCTGAAAATATTCTGCAACCTATTAGAGATAAGTTTGGTGCATTCATTGTTTCTAGTGGATATAGATCACCTGAATTATGTGTAGCTGTTGGATCTACAGTTAAAAGTCAACACGCCAAAGGTCAGGCAGCTGACTTTGAGGTATCAGGTATAGACAATTATGATTTAGCCAGGTGGATAGAAAGTAACCTACCATTCGATCAGTTGATTTTGGAATGCTATAAACCAACGGACAAAAACTCAGGCTGGGTTCATTGCAGTTATGTTCATGAACCTAGAAAAGAAACATTAACTTACAATCGAGATACTGGTTATCAGAAAGGTTTGATCTATGGCAGTTAACGCAGCTGGTAATTACACCAAACCAACAATGAGAAAAAGATTATATAAATCTATTTTAGGTCGAGCTACTCACGGTACCGCAGCTGGTAAATGGTCAGCCAGGAAAGCACAACTCTTGGCTAAAACCTATAAAGCTAGAGGTGGTGGTTATAAATGAGTTTGGCAAAATCACAGCAAAGTCTTAAAAGCTGGGGAGATCAAAAGTGGCGTACAAAGTCAGGTAAAAAATCAAGTGTAACTGGAGAAAGATATTTACCCACAGCTGCCATAAAAGCATTAACACCAGCTGAATATGCTGCAACTACAGCTGCTAAAAGAAAAGCTAAGAAGGCTGGTAAACAGTTTTCTAAACAACCTGAATCAATCATGAAAAAAACAAGACAATATAGGAGAGTATAATGCCTGGCATGATGAAAGAAAAATTAGAAAAATCTTTGATGGCGAAAGCTAAACAAAAAGGTCTTAAAGGTAAAGCAGCAGATCGATATGTTTATGGCACCATGACTAAAATGGGTGGATCACAATTCGCTCAGAAAGCAGCTAAGATGGGATCAGTACGTTCAACATGAGTGCAAGTCTTTTAAAAAGATTTAAACTTAGTGGCTACAACAAACCTAAACGAACACCAAATCATCCAACCAAAAGTCATATGGTTGTTGCAAAGTCAGGAAGTAAAATAAAAACAATTAGGTTTGGGCAACAAGGCGTTAGTGGCGATAAAACGCCCACCAAACGACAAAAGAGTTTTAAGGCTAGACATAAAAAGAATATCGATAAGGGCGTGATGAGTGCAGCTTATTGGGCAAACAAAACTAAATGGACTTAGAAGGAGAATATAATGGCAGAAGGAATTCATTTTTTTAGAGATGGCAAACCATATAAAGGTGAGGTACATAAGATGCCTGGTGGTGCTATTCATACTGGCAAGACACACAATGCTAGTTCTAAACAAGTTTATCATGCAAAAGATTTATCTAAAGGTGCTAAATCTAAAGCAATGTCAATTATGAAAAAAATGAAAGGATAAAATATGTACGGCAAATCATCATATGGAAGCACACCTTCCAAAAAAAAACCTATGAAAAAAGGTAAGAAAAAAAACAAATCTTTAATGGGTAAAAACAAATCTTAACTGTACCCATTTTGTACCCACTTTTTGATGGGGTATGGGTGGGAATTACTGGGTAGTATGCTCAAGTAAATCAACTGTTTGGGTAGTAGATGACGTAAATTCACCGCCCTTTCACGGCGGCAACACGGGTTCGAATCCCGTAGGGGTCACCACTAAAAAACTCAACTATATCAATACTTTACACCTCTCCAACCTAAAATTTTATTTCTTAAAAATATATCTTGTACTCATTTTGTACCCATTTTTTTCTGTTTTGACCTTGTAAATATGACATTAGCTGTTATATTTAATACATAAGGAGTTAAGAATTATGAAAAGAATGCTAGAGATAGAGAGAGTTAAATTAGATGAAGCATCTAATTATACTTTAAAATATCACAGACATAGTAAGCCTTTAAAAAGACATAAATTTACTATTGGTGTTATTGATAGATACAATCCTTCAGATGATTATTTAGGTATTGTAACTGTGGATAATTGTTCAAGCCATGCATGGTCACAGAGAAGAGATCATGTTGAAATTAGACGTTGTGTTGTGAGACCTGATCTAGAAGAAGGAAATAATGTATCAAGTTTTCTTTTAAGAAAAGCGGTTAATGCTTGTTTTGCATTGGGTTACAAATGTGTTGTTACTTACACTAGACCTTATGAAAGTGGAGCTTCATTATTAGCTTGTGGGTTTGTATTACAAAAAATTTCTAAACCTAAAAGTGATGATGGATTATTGACCTGGGTTATTGGTGAAAGCCCTAGTGGTAGTTATGATCATAGATCATTTGGTGAGAATACTAAACCAGCTTTACAATGGATACAATCAGTTAGAGAGGTAGCATAATGAAAGATTTAAAGGTTAATTACTGGGGTGCAAGGAAGCATTGGATAATAGATGCAAGAAGAGTTGGTTTAGGAAACAAATATGGAAACTTTTCCACTAAATCAGCTGCTCTTAAAGAAGCTGAATTATTAAAGGCTAAATTTCTTACTGGTGCCATTGCAGAAAAAGTTGATGTTGTAAAAGTATCAGATGCGGCGGATACATTTATTAAGTTTCAAGAAACCAGGAAGGATGACAAAGAAGTTTCATTATCTTTTTTCAAAGATTTCTTGAGATCATTTCAAATTACTTTGGCTATCAAGATCGATGGCAAGTCATTTAAGAATCATGATTTAAGTATTATGAAGCAAGAGAACAAAGATGAAATTTCTAAAGCATTGCTTAGAGGTATTCATGCTGAAGGTAAATCAAAAGCTACAGCTGAGAAAAGAATTAAGTTTTTAAAAATGTTTCTTAACTATTGTGTTCGTAAAGGTTGGGCATCAATCAATGTAATGGATAAAGTTACATTGGGTATGTCATCTAATATTTCTGATAGAGCACCAAGAATACAGCCTGAAACAATACAAAAGATTGTCAGTAAGGGTTTAGCTTCTGAAAGTTTATTTGATAAGTGCATGGTCGTTACAGCTCTTGCAACTGGTGTAAGACAAGGTGAGCTGCGTGCATTGAACTGGAGCAACATAGATTTTCAAAACAATCTTATAAATGTTGAAGGTGCAGTAAAGCATGGAACATTAAATATTGGTGCACCTAAAACTAAAAGAGGTAAGA